GAATACGCCGGTTAAGTCTCTCACGATCTCAACTTCTGAAACGCCTTGTGCTTCGACGCCCAGTTTTTCCAGTATGACCGGTATCAGTTGGGCGGCTATATAGTCCAGTTCTTCACGCTTGTAAGCCATACGTCCCCCTTACTTGTTTAAGATGATTTCGGCCACGTCAGAAGCGGCAACGGGTGAAACGGCTTGTCTCTCCTTTGACGTAGTGGCGGAAAACGGTTCAAAACTGGTGTGCTGGCGGTCGGCTGCCTTGTCGTAGCTGATGCTACCCACGTTCTTGTTATCCTTCACGATGGTACCGTAAATGTTGGCGACTTCTTCGCCGGTTTCAGTAGGTACCAGGGTGGCACGGTAGTTTATCACGATACCGGTGTTCTTTACTTCAGACTGGAAAGTCTTCGTTCTTTGTTCTTCTACTTTCTTCATTTTCTTTTCCGTTTTAGGGGTTTATTATTTGCGTTATCTTCTGCCGGAACAGCCGGGAGCGTTGCCACCGCTTCCCGGATCAAGCCCAGGACAGCCACCTTTGCCGGCGCCAGCAGGTATTCGTCACGGGTGACGATCCGGGTAATTTCTTCGGCGTATGCTGCCGGAATTTCCACCGGTTCTTCCGAATAGAATATCTTCCGGGCGAAGTCGGCCAGCCCGATGTCCGAAGTATTGCGGTTTATGGCGTTACCCAACGAACGACGCATGTCTGTTTCTGTCACTTCACCGAACCGGAGTTCCACCGGGATTTTACTAAAATCAATCGCTTTTGTCATATTCAAATATTTTATCTGTTAATAATCGCTTTCCATGTGTAAACCCCGGCAACTGCTACTAATCAATACCCACCGGTAAGTATATCCGATAGTTTCCCCTGTGTTATAATTACGGTCAGGGATTTTTTGAAGGATCAATTCGACGACACCCGCATCAATGCTAATGTAATCAGCGGCAAATGCTTTATCGCTACTCATTGCGCAAAACAAACCGGAATAAATGGCGCTACCGTCTTGTGTTTTTATTCGTGTCGGAGGCGTCCAGGTTCTTGTCAGTATGAAATGGGAGTCCATAAGAAGGACACGGGCACCGGCGTATTTTTCTGCAACAGGCAATACCACCGTGTTAAAGGTTGCATCAAGGTACAAGTTAGTATTCAAGAGATATGTATTTTGCCACGAAGCCGCACTTCCCTGTAAAATGGCATCACTTTCTTCAATACTTATAAAAGGACAATAAATATACCCGGCGATCTTCGCATTTTTTGTTTCGATACTGCCATCTTCCAATACTTTGAAGTTATTGTTTGCCGTGATAAGTCCTTCCAGTTCGATACGTTTAGCCTTGATCTTAGCCAGGTCTTCCGTCAGGTTGATATACGTCACAGGGTCTTCATATCCGGACAGATCAAAGACGGTTCCTTCCTGAAGGTACCAGGTTACGGCCGTATTATAGTCGTTATTGGTTTGCCCGGTTGGGACGTCCTTTGTCAGATAGAAAAAGTTCGTCGTGGAAAAGCTACCCGAAGCGCCACAAAACACCTGGTACCGGTATTCTTTCCAGCCACCGGTTCCGGCGTTGTCTGTGATCCACATACTACGACCGCCGTCGCCGGTTGCGTTACTGGCAAAGTTCAGCCGGTAACCTGTCGGTATCTTGGCCGTGAACCGTGCTTCAAAGACCGCATCCGCACGGGTGGGCGTACTGAAGGTGAACCCGCCCAGTCCGGGGCTGGAACTTCCGGCTACTTTTTTGATACGGATAATAGCTTCCTGTTCCGTTGATACCGTTCCGAATTCAGGGGTTCCTTCCTGCCAGGTATATGATGTCGTATAAACATACCACTTACCAGTGGAAGAATTATAAAAGACGTCGTCCACATGGGTAGCACGTACAGCGGCAGACGTCCAGTTTGCGGCCGGATAGTTGGAACTCGAAGGAACCGAACTGCCTGTATAGATGCAAAGGCGCTTAACTGTTACGGCTTCGCCCCCTGAATTATTATACCGGGAAACACCGTTCAGCCCCTTCAGGAACTTCACGTCTTTGTTCAGCGGGTAACCGGTCGACTTGTTTATCGAAAGCAAAAGGTTACGATCCGTTTGTTCAATGGCCGACCAGTGACGGTTCAGGGTGACGTTTATATCGCCCAACGTCCCGTTAAAGGTGTCCGTCAGCACGTAGTTAGTGAACTTCTTTTCTACGGCGTTCATCCGGGTGCCCATGCTCGTAAGGCTTCCGTCGATGGCGTTTGTTTTATTCACATAGGTGTTCAGGGTTCCTTCAGCAGCGTTCATCCGGTTTCCCAGGCTGGTAGTCGTACCGTCAAGGCTGTTCAGCCGGGTAGCGTAGTTTTCCAGCGTTCCTTCAGCCGAATTCATACGGGTGCCCAGGGTGGTAAGCAGCCCGTTCGCTTTGTCCTCAAACTTGGAAAACAAATCCAGTTCACCTTCGGCGGCTTTCATGCGTAACCCCAAATCGGCGACCGTATTGTTTATGTCGTCCGTCTTTGTAACATATAAGTCCAGTTTAGCTTCGGCCATATCCAAATCAATACCGATTTGCGTTACGGTGGCGTTTATCTTATCGGTCTTTTCGCCCCATAACCGGATGCTTTCTTCGGCTGCATTTAATTCGATCCCCAGGTCTGTAACCGTTTTGTCGGTATGGTCTATTCTTTCACCCAGTAAAGCGATCTTTTCGGCGGTCTGTTCAAACTTGGTGCCGACTTCGATTTTAAAGTCTTCCAGCGGACGGTTGGTAAGCGCCAGCACGTCGATATAAATGTCGCCGGTAAACTTCAGCACGAAGTCACCCGTCCCGTCCCAGGTACCGGTATATTCCAGGCTTTCCGTTTCGATACTTTCTTCCAGTTCTTTCTGGGCGACAGGAAGACTGCCTTCACCCTGGGCGGAACCCTCAAAGCCTACCGTCAGCGTACCGGCGCTTTTACAAATGTATTTGAACGTCAGGTATAGAACACTGGTAGCCGGTTCCGGCTTCCTCACGTCCGCATTTGCCTGCCGTATGCCGCTGTTCTTTATGCGCAGCACATTACGGCCGTCCATGTTTACGATACTGGCGACTTTTTCTTTTTCCGCAAACAGGTTACGGTTAAACATTAGTAGTTTGCCCCCGGCCGTATATGCCCGGATCACGTTTTCACGCTTCCAGTATTGCATGTTTTCGGTGAAGCTGGCGTTCTTCAGGAAGTTGTCTTTCTCCGACATGTTGTATGTCTTGTTCTGCATATCCACACGGAAAAGGTTTTCCATCATGTCCAGCCGGGTTTGAATATTTTCCCCGTTCTTGAAATGAAATTCACCGATAGCGTAAAGGTTTTGTATGAAGGCACCGAACCCCTTCAGCCAGCCGAACCACGTATTATAAATCCCGGCAAGGTTTCCGACACGACTTTTTACAGCGTTGTCCGGATCGGTCTTTGCACCGTACAGCACGTCGATGTAAGGCGCAAAAGCGCCTACCGTCGTGTTCATGATAATACCTTTACGGTCGGGGTTCGTCAGGTTATCCATGCGTACCAGGACATCGCCTTTTTTGATGTCGGCCACGTTACCACTGAAGGTGTTGTATGTGATCCAGTCAAGACGGTTTTCGCCGTCGCTGTCTGATCCCATGCCGGTACCGGAAACGACCAGTTCGTAATGTTTAACCACGTTGTAGTCATTCCCCGCCGATGGGCAACCGCCGAAGCGTTGACACTCCAGGCAGTCATTCACCCAAAACGGATTATAAAGAAGACCGCCCCCGGTATCAAGATATATTTTTTTGTTCTCCAGGTCGACATGATCGACTTTCATCATACCGGAAAAGACGCTGTTGTCACCTTCTCCCTTTAGCTGGTTTATTATCAGTTCAAACACACGCATAGCACCCCGGATCGTGACTTCGTCGAATTCGGCATAAGATTTCTTTTCCTTTGCCCCGGCGACGTTCATTACTTCCCGTAACATAATCGCCCAGCCCTTCCCGTTCAGGAAGCCGGAAAGGAAGTCAGGCGAATTCAGACTGTCATGGAAAACCCCGGCACCTTTGACGTCGATACCCTTCAGGAAGTGGATCAATTCCCGTGCGGTGTCTTCGATGTCCTTCCTTAAAAATTTATCTCCCAGTTCTTCGATGGCCGCTTCGATTTCCTTGTCCGTCCGGAGCGAGGAATAAACGCTTTGATTGCTGGCTTCTAATTTGTCACCGACACGCAGAATGTCATTAAACAGCTTCCCGCAAACACCCAGGGCACGCTGGAAATTGATGTAAGCCTTTGCTTCGTCCGGCTGGTTCTTCAGCAGGAATTCTTTCATCGAACGACGGGCAGAAAATACGTTATATTCCGAAGGGTCGGCACTGTCCCAGGACTTCAACACCTGAAGCACGTCCTTATTTAGCTGCTCTTTAAAGGCTGCTTGTATCTCCGTGATATTGTTTTCCATCTTGGACAGCTTCGTGCTGCTGACGGCCAAAGAACACCCGATATTCATTTCCGTAGGGTTGTTCACTTTGCGACTGATCGAAACGACACGGCTGTCCTGGTACCCGCTGTCGAAGTATTCACTATACAGACGGACACGGCGCCCCAGCTTCAGGTTGATTTCTTTTTCAGCAAAATAAATATAGTCGGTAGGCGCTTTATAAACGGCCGTATCGATGCTGTATGTTTTCAGGTATTCAGCAACGGCGTCGGCCAGTTCTTTTTCGGCAAGCCCGTAGTATTCTTCAGGCATACGCAAGTTATAAAGCACGTAATCGTTACCCGTTTTAGGGATCAGCCGGCCGCCGGGTAACTGTTGGTTCTCATAGGGGTATTGGTTGATGATCTCGAATTCTTTTGTGTCATTGTTCCAGTTAACCTCAAAGTCCTGCCCGTTCAATTCCCCGGACTGGAACTTCACCATTTTAACCAGTCCGCCGATCTCGTAATCGTTGGGGTTAAAGGTCAGCCCCGGATCAGTAAAGTAGTAAATTTCCCGTTCTTCGCCTTCAATGGTACGGGGTTCATGACGTACCACGCCAACCTGACCGACACGCCGGGGATATATACCACTGAAGGCCGTTTCTTCGGAATATTCAACGATACCCAAGTCGGTATTCTGTTCGACATATTGCGCACCGCCGGGAAGGTGCAGCCGGCTACCGCCGTACACCTTCGGGTCTATATTCCGGGTGCTGCCAATGGGATAAAGCCGGGTAAAGAACGGGGCGTTGTCGTTACTGTCCTTACTGACATTCAGCAAGCCATTACCGTAGCCCAGTTCCAGCATGTCGCCGTGCTCGCAACGGCACAGGTTCAGCGTATAACCTTCCACCCACCATTCAGTCTTTGCAGCTTCGGCGAGTTTACCCAGGCCATCAAAACATGAAATACAGTCGTATTCGACGTTCACATTTTCACTGTCGACAACCTGGCCGATACGCCACACGTCGGAACCGGTGATACGGTTCATGTTATCAACGAAAAGTTGAAGATGTTGCGCCGGGCTGTCGTTCAGGGAAAAGGCGGTGGAGTTGTCACCGTCGACCATCTTCAAGACAAGGGCTTTTTTTAGCTTCGACTCAATACCGTAGAACTTCACGTCGTACTGGTATTCGATGGAAGACTTTTTAACCGGCCGGTAGTTCTTCAGCAACCAGTAACGTTTCCCCAGGAAGTCCACGTAATCGTTCACTTTCAAACGGATATATTCGTAGTGCGTGAAGGAAAGTGTCAGAACGGTATCTGCCATCAATTCTTCATTTGTAGCCGCACTATCGGCCGGTGACACCACCGCCCGGACAGTTCCGTTTTGTTTATAGATGTTTACTTCCATTTGAACGATATTTGAATAGTGTTTGAATACTCTTTAAATAGTGGGAACGGGTTCCCGAAATTTCACTTTGATTTTCCCGGCTACCGTCGTACCTTCCAACGGCGTAAGCTGGTCGTAACTTGTACTTTCTTTGTAGTACATACGGTATGTTTTACCCAGTTCAGGAAGACGGATATTAAGCCAGCCCGATTTCAACAAGGTAAGGAAAGCCTGGTAGTTATGGATAAAGCCGGCCTGACCGTTTCCGGTAATGGCGAACTGAAGCGTTACGTCCCTGGCTTCAAAGGCCGGGGTCAGTTTGTCCGGTAGCTTTTCGCCGTCCTGTTCCCGAAACGATACAACCGTATAGGCTTTCATTTTCGGGGGTGTCAGTAGGGCGGAATAGTTTGTATTATCGCCGGCCTTATCTTCCGTAAGAAAGGCGCCACATGTCTTAAATACGTCGTTGTCGTTAATGAATAGTAATCCTTCCAGTATATCCATATCATTGTGTCTTTAGGCCATCCCGGCGGATCGTTTCGATGTCCTGGGCGATGGCTTTTAATTTATCATTGCAGCCGCTTGTATTTTCGGCTATTTCACGTAAATAATCCGTCGACTGGTGCAGTTCGTCGGCAACATACTGAACGTTGTCGTCGATATTGGCGTCATGTTGCTGAACGGAAGTAAACAGCCCCTTCAGTTCGGTACCGGTTTCCTGATCCATCGTTTGGAAGGTGCCGGATTTCCCGCTTTGCTGGTCGCCGTCTTCTTTTTGCCAAAGGTTAAAACCACGCTTTGCAGCTTCAGCCTTCCAGTTCTCCATGAATTCCTGCGCCTGATCCATGTCTTTACCGATACCGGCGTAAAAGTCTCCCATGATGTTCATAGCATCCTTTGCGATCTGTTCTTCAGACTTACCGCTTCCGTATGCCGCTTCCAGTTGTTTCTGCAACTGGTCGAACTTGCCGGCAAAGAACAGGCTGTAAGCGATCTGACGGCCTAAGTTTTCCAGTACTTCAGCACCTTTGTCACCAAATGACTGCCAGGCGTCGTTCCCGGTTTTTATGGCGTCGACAATACTGTCCATCATCCCATCACCCAGCGAACCGAACGTGTCGGTCAGATAGTCCTTTAGTGCTTGCTGGGCTTCGTCCGCCTGTTCCTGAAGGTCAATCAGGTTTTGAAGCAGGTTTTTGTTTTCGTCCGACATGGTTTGTGTGTTGATAATAGTCTTCGCACGTTCCATGTTCAGTCGGTTTTCCCCGTCGATCAGGTCGGGGTAAACGTCCAGGACACCGGAATAGATGTCCTTACCTTTGCCCCACCCGAACAAACCGGTTTTCTTGTGCCCGGTCTTGATCGTTATATTATTCAGGGCACCGATACCCTTTTCGTAGGCGGCAAGTTCCTTTTTATACCCGGCCAGACCGCCCGAAAAAAGACTGAGGGGGGTTAGCTTCTTTTGTGGGGCGTCCCCCTTCAGTTCTTCTTTGTACTGCCGTATGGCTTCCCTGTAAACTTCTACCGCCCTGGCAGCTTTGGCGATGGACTGTTCACCGAAAATATTTTCGGCTTCCTTCATCAGCAGGTTTTGCTGAAGCAGAAGAAGGTTATATTCCCGCTGCATCGCCAGTTTGTTAGCAGAGACTTCAGCCAGCGCTTCCTGGTGGCGTTTTTCAGCCTGGGCACCCATCGAAAAGATGGCGGTCATTATCTGAATGGCGGCGCCTACGATTGCCAAGATAACGGACGCCTTTTCTACGGCGGAAATACTTTCACCGGCTGACACGCTTAACGTCTTGATACCGTCGATCATGGCAATAGCCCCACCGGCTACGTTACTGGCGGTCTGAAGAGCGGCCTTTGTCCCTTCGTCCAGTCCGTCCATACTTCCGATCATGCCGTCGATTTCAGCCTTGCATCGTTTTATGGCCGTGGAATTCTTCTTCCATTTTTTGGCGTCGTCCGGGGCTTTGGTTTCGTTTTCAGCTTTTACGTATTTGATTTCGTCCTTCAGAGCGGCCACTTTGGCACGGGCGACGGCGGTATCTTTAGAGTCTTTCCCGTTGGTTTTCTCGCTTTCGTGGAGCGCCTTCTCCGCCTTGTCCAACGTGTCGTACAGTTGGTCAAGGGTCATACTACTTAACTGGGACATAAGCGCCTGAAAGTAGACGTCCTTTTCAGCGTACACCCGGTCAAGTTCTTCCAGGTTGTCTTTTTTCACCTGTTCGGCCTGGATGATCGCTTCCTGAATTTGCCCGTCGGTGTCGGCGTTCTCTGACGTGTTATTCTTCAGGTCGTAGTATTTTTCCTGAAATTCGTGCAACAGTTCGCCGGCTGATCCGTCGACATCAACACCTACCGAAAGAACGATCCCTTTCGTGTCGGCCGCCAGTAAATCATCCGCACCGTTCAGGACATTGTCGACATAATCCTGAAGTTCCTTTTCTGAAAGAACGGTTCCGTCCGGAAGAATAGGGGTAACTAAAATTTCCGTTTGCTTGCCGCTGGCGTCCTGAATACCGTACTGGGAAGAAAAAACGGTGGCGATACCTTCGCCCGCATCCTTCCAGCCGGCGGCCACTAATTTAGCGGCGTCAATTTGAGGACGGGCAAGCAGATCAACGTTACCGGAACCGAAGGCGGCGGTCATTTCGTCACCGATCTTTTTAAGGCGACCGGCGGAAGTCTGTTCCTGAAGTTTGGTTATGTCGTCCTGTGCTTTCTTCTCTATGTCAAGGCGCTGCTGTGCAAAGTTCCGGTAAGGTTCAAGCAATTTCTTCAGGTTGTCCTGCCGTTCCTTCAGTTCCTTTTTGTCCAGGTCTTCCAGTTGCTTGTCATATAACTGGGCGGCTTTCACCTTTTGAACGCCGGCCTGATAGGATATTTCCTGTTTTTGTTCCGGGGTAACCTTCACCCCGGCTTTTTTCAGTTTCTCATACAGTGCCAGGCGGTCTTTTTCTTCCTTCTCGATGCGCTGCTTTTCCTTCTCGAATTCCAGCTTCGCCTGGGCACGCTGTTTGTCGTAACCTTCTTGCCTTAATGACAGGTTTTGTTCTTCGATCTTCAGGCGGGCTTTGGCTTCCAGTTCCGCCAGGTTGTTAGTCGGTTTTTCCTTCGTGTCTTTAGGATCAGGGACGTAATCGCCCAGTTTCTTTTTTGATTTTAAGGCGATCAGTTCGTCCTGAAGTTTGGTCGCTTCGTCCAGGTAAGCCTGTTTTTCTTCTTCGGCCGCTTTGATGGCCGCTTCCTTCGCTTCCTTATTGTGCTGGTCGATTAGTTTTTGAGCGTCTATCTGGCCGTTTGACTCGCCCTGTGCGGAGTATAACAGCATTTTCTTAAACCAGCCCATAGAACCGTCCACGTCGTCTTCAGGGGTTGCTTTTACTTGTGCGACCTTTTCGTCGGCTTCGATGGCTTTATTTACCAGGCTTTGGGCTTTGGCCTGAAGGAATAACATTTGAATGTAGTCTTCCCCTTTTTCCTGAAGAACGTCGTACCATTCGGCAATGGTCTTGTAATACCCGAAGGTTTCCCCGTACTTACGGTTCAGTTCTTCGACCTTGCTTTTTTCCTGTTCTTTCGTGCCGGTGAACTCCTTCAGCGACCGTTTGGTATTGTCGATCTCGACACGGGCTTTAATCATTTCCCCCCGGCCGTTCTTCTCTATGTCGACCATTTCAGCAGCCTTTGCGGCGGCTTTGGCCTGTGCGTCCGAATATTTATTCCAGGCAATGACAAGCCCCGTTATAACCAGGGAAAGCCCCAGCGTTAACGTCGCCATCAGGGCGGTAGCGGCACCGTTGGAAATTCCCAGGGCGGTAGCCAGCCGGACATTGGCACCGGTAAGCATGTCCTTTGCACGGGCAACCGTTACAAGACGAAAGGCGGAGTCTTTATTCAGGGCGTTCATGACTTGTTGAAGCCCCATAGTTATAGCCATGACGGACTGTACTTTCGTCTGTATCTTTATCAGGTCTTCGTTTTCGGATGCGAATACACCCATTACACCGGTGGCAACGGTGAAGCCGCCGGCCAGTCCGGAAACGCCCGACATAACACCCTGAAGCCCGGCGTCGTCATTCGCTAAAATGTTTGTCTGTGTACGAAGGTCGCCGATAGTGTCCGCAAGGGTGGCGGCGTCAGCGGCCAGTTTTTGGTATTCCGGGCTGGTTGCTTTCCCTTCCAGGCGCATCTTTGCCATAGCGTCCTGCATTTCCCGAAGTTGCATTGAAAGACGCTTTCCGGTCGAACGGGTTTGTTCGTACTCCTTTTCAACACCCATCAGGGCGGCCTTTTCTTCGTCCAGGACTTTTTTACAGGCGACGATCTCCGCTTTCATTTCGGCCTGTGCAGCACCCGGCGCCAGTTTGCCGTATTGCTTTTCAAGGTCTTTCAAATCGTCCTCTACCTGTTTGATAACAGCTTTCTGTTCGGTGATCTTTGCCTTTACCTGATCGGCCGATTGGGCAACCTTGTCACCCAAAGACGTAGCGGCCTGGCCGGCTTTATTCAAGCCGTCAGATAATTTGTCACGCATCAGAAATTCAATTTCAACAGGTTTCATACTTTACTTTTTTAGCTTTGATTGGAAATACCCCAGGGCACCGCTACCCCGGCCTTTTTTCTTGTTGTCTTTCTTTTCTTCTTTACCGCTGACATAACGGACGGCGTCAGCCGACATCATGATAAGCGTCTGATAATTTAATTTCCACATGATGTAATGCAGGTTCCAGCCGGTAGCGGTGGCAATCTGCCATATTACACCGAAGGGGCTATGGCCGCCGGTTACCCGGCCGGTTAACTCCCCTTTCTTTTTTGGCTCATTCTCGGACGTAGCGGGTTCGCTATTTCGCTCGATTTGATAATATTCATAAAATCCTTCGTTCCTAATAAGGTGATAAAACGGAGGTTAGCGCCCATTATAAAGGCGTCAGGAACAAACCACCGGATGAACCAGGCCATGAAGGGCGAAAAAAGCCAGCCGGAAAAAGCGCCCCGGCAAATGGTTAGTGCTATCATTTTACTGATCCGCTTGCCATGTGTCGCCAGGAAGACCATTTCTTCGTGCTTTTCAAACACTTTCATCTGTTCGTAAGTGACGCCTATCTTCAGGTAATGCCGGGCAATCCTGATCTGATTGCCCAGGCATGGCCGTTTCATTGTCATGCGTAGGGCGAAGCGCTTGCCGGTAAAAGGTATTCTGACCGCTTTAAAGGGCAGTGAAACGCCTATATCCAGCAAGGCTTCCGCCGCTTCCAGTTCTACATTCATAGTTTACAGCCTTATGCCCCGGCGCCTTCCGGTATGTCCTCAATAGTGAAGGGTGCAGCGCCGTCGGCAGGTTCTGCAATACTTAATTTACATTTGATTTTGGAAACGGAAGTAAGGTTCAGGTTACCACCGATGTAAGCCGACACAAGACAGTTCGGGATCGTGATACGCTGACCGCTGTCGGTGTCGATAACAGCTTCGCCTGTTACTTGTACCAACTTTGAAGGTGCCGTCCATCCGGTAGCCTTTTCGCCGGTCTTCTTAACGGTTCCGCCCATTGTGGCCGCAAGATTTTCATAACTCAACTGGATCAGGTCAAAGGCCGGCTTAATCGTACCGTTTGACTTCGGGATAATTTTAACCGGGTAGCCTTTCTTTTGTGCTGCACGGATTTCGGTTACTTCGCCTTCCTGACCGCCCCAGTCGAAAGAGTCTTCTTCAATGAAGCCCCAACTTTTACCGTCGAACTTGAATTCGTCCAGGCCGAACATTAAGTTCTGTTCATCTCTTACCATATCTTTTTCTTTTTAATGATTATTACTGTTATAGTTGAAATAATTCCGGCTACAAAGCCGATTAAACACCATTTGAATAGTGTTTGAACACTGTTTTTCTTTATTTCAGTGACTTGTCTGTCGGTGTCGCTGCGGATGCGGGTAAGCTCTTTTTCGTAACGTTCACATTGCACCTGAAGACTGTCACAAGTAGACGAGACATAAACCGTGTCGCCTACGGCTTCAACCCTGACAGCCGCCTGACCGTTCTTCCCGCTGAAGGAAGCACCGGGCGGCAGGTTATGGAGGCTTTGCGTCGGTATCTTCAGTTCCACCTTCGATAGCGGGATCGGTATGTTTATCACCTGTCGGACTTCTTTCAGCAGGACGCTGTCGGTGATTGTCCTGGTGCTTTCGATCATTTTCTTCGTACTTCCGCAACTCGTAACGGACAGGGCAATCAGCGTAATGCTTACAAGTGCTAACCATTGACATAGCCCTTTCCAGGCGGGAAATAACCCGATATAATTTTCTGTTTTCATCCTGTAATTTTTCTAATGTTGTTTGTAAGTCTTCGCTGATAGACTTGTAGTAATCAAAGATTTCTTTCTTCTGCCTGGTATTATTTACTTTCCGGTTGACAAACCAGGTGCCCAGCGAAAAAAGCACCCCGGAAGAAATTAAAGTAACCAGCAGGTCAAACCATGTGTACATGATGTTCTTTCCTTTCATTATTTAGTTAGTAAGTCCCAGCCCCTGTTCACGTCTACCATGTTCGCCAGTACGCCGTTTTCTACCCGGCTCATGGCGGCGGCGATCCTGCACATGACGTTCCGGTTACTTACGTCTACCACCTGGTCGGGTTGTACACCGGCACCGGCGCAAACAGCCCGGATATAGTTGTCTGTGTTATTCTCCGAAGGCGGCGCCCACCGGTTTATCATTTGACGGATCGTTTTACAGCCGTTCAGCCGGGAATAATTTTGCAGTAGTTTCAACATAGCACGGTAACCGTAGGCCATACTGGTAAACTGTTTAAAGGCTGGATCGGTGGAAGGGGTTTTCTCCCCTTGCCACACAGTCGGGCTTTTCCTGATATTGCCCGGATTATTATTATTAAGTCCCCGGCTCATATCAGTTCCCGTCTTCTTCGTCGATGTGTTGAATAGCTGCCTGTTCAGCTACACTTCCGGCGTCCGGATCAGTACTGAACCATTTTTTACCGTTGAAGTAAAGGTCGACAGTCTTACCGCCGGCGATCATCACGTCGGCAATAGTGATCGTTTTGTCGGCTGACTTGTTAGCCACTTTCAGACGTGCGCCCAGCATGGCTTCATCGTCCCCGGTGATATTCCAGGAAGCATCAGCGGCGGGGGTTGCCTCAATGATTGAAGAATAAGCGGACAGCGTTACCGTAGTACCTACCAGTTTAGCTTTTTTGGTTTCACGGGCATCCAGCAGGACAACTTCTTCACCGAAGGCGGTATTCGTGTCGGCTGTCATAAGCATTTTAAAGAAGTAAAGTTCGCCGGCGTTTTCCAGTTTCGCAATCTGAATGACTTCCATATCATCAACCAGGTTCACACAGCCCCACAGGTTTGTGTCTAAATCCATAGTCGCAATAGTTCCCATGATAACACCGTCCGGCCATTGTGACAGTGGGATAATAGTCGTATTCTTGAAACGCTGTGCGTTCTGATCCGTCCAGTTGGCACCTTTGGCGGTCTGCTGGGTCAGTTCGTTGTCGTACTGGTCGGCGTCGTTAATACTCATGATATACTTAAAGTTCGGGTTGTTACGCAAAACTTCAGGTGTAGCCTGGCGGACTGCCATCATACGTTTAATCATACTTGCTTCCGGTGTCTTCACACGGATAACTTCAGGATCAGAGAAAACACGGGTAAGCACACCATCGAACAGGTGGTCGTCGTCGTTGATGTCGTCGACGAAAATACCGTTGATGAAATGGAAGCCCAGTTCAAAGTTTACAACCTTCGCCATTTCGGAAAGCAGTAAATTCTGACCTTCGGGCGGAAGTTCCGCAAAGACCAGGTTGCCCTTCGGCTGGAAGGGGCGCCAAATCTTTTCAAAGGTTCGGGGGTTGAACGTGGTAAACGCCATAAACTCATGCGGGATCAGCGCCTTTTCGTCATAGCTGAAACTTCCTTTGCTGTCCGATTGCTTCGGTTGCTCTTTACGTTTCTGAAGCATCTTTCCCGTTTTAATACGGGGAATAGAGAACTTTTTCGTAATGTTCGGTTCGATGTGGATCAGACCTTTCTGCACAAGTTCATTGCCGGTGCTGGCTTTGGTAAGGATTTTCTCTAATACCTCACCGTCGTAGTTGCTGTTAATAAGGATAATTGCCATATTATTTTCTCTTTTTTAAAGGTTACACGGTATATCCGTTTTTCTTGCGGATGTTATTCATTTCTTCATCCCAGGCACCGGTTCCACCAGCGGCGGGTTTATGAAGGTTATTCATTACACGGCGCTTTGCCGGTAACGCTTTCAGGGCAGCTTCGCCGTTTTCACGGTCAGCCTTCAGGAGCGCCTTATAAGTGGCCTTCTGCGGTTCAGTGATACGGCCTTCGTCAAAGGCTGTTTGTACCAGTCCGTCGATAGCCGTTTCTTCATCGGCAGCGGCTTTGTCCTGGAAGACTTTCAGGTCTTTCTTCAGGTTCGTTACTTCGGTCGTCAGACCGGTTACTTTGCCGGCTTCAGTTTCCAGGTGCGTAATCTGTCGAAGCACGTCTTCATCCGTCGTACAATTCACGAACGACGGGCGTTTTCTTAATTCGTCAAAATTCATTTGATTGTCTTTTTGTGGCTGTTTAAGCCGGTTGTTGAAAATGGTATATACCTGATCCGGCGTCGAGTCTGCCGGGATGGTTTCTTCCGTGTCGTAAATGCCGTCGATAATTCCGGCGTCCAGGGCTTGCTGTGCGGTCAGCCAGTGGTCGGAACCGTCGAAGTATTCGGCTTTGATTTCGTCGACTGTCTTTTTGCAACGGGTGGCAAGCATTTCGGCCAGAGTATTTTCCAGGCTGTCGATCTGTTCGATCACTTCGGCCAGTTCCTTTTTATTGCCATAGGCGCCGCCCTGGATGCTATGAAGCATTAAGCGGGAAAAGCGGCTCATGTAAAGCGGCTTACCACACAGGGCAACCCCGGAAGCGATACTGGCGGCAATGCCGTCGACATAAATAGTAATATCCGCCTTCGTGTTCTTGAAGGCGTTAAAGATGGCGATACCGCTGTACACGTCGCCGCCGTTGCTGTTAATCCGGACATCAATCTTTTTATATTGCGCTTCCATTTCCAGCAGTTCCCGGACTACGTCGCCGGAACGTACTTTGTCATAGTCGCCAATATCGCCGTATAAAAGAATACAGGCGGCGTCTTCGCCAGGTATCATATTAAAAAATCTCTTCATCTGCAAAACGTTTTTTAGGTTCATTTTTGGCGAATTTTCCGCCCGTTGACTTCGCAAAATTGACTCAACTTTTACCGTTTTGCAAATCGCATACGCATGATACAACTTTACAGTTACACCATTCATTTTTAAAATGTTATCATGCGCACGCAGTTTTTTTTTGAGTCATTTATAGTACAATTTTGCACATATAAAATAAGACGTATATGGCGGATTTAACGAATAAACAGAAGAAGGAATGGGCGGGAATGCTCTACCTCAAAGAGAACCTGACACAGCAGGAAATTGCGGAAAAGGTCGGGGTAAGCCGGATCACTGTAAACAAGTGGATCAAGTCGGAAATGTGGGAACAACGGAAGGCCGGGCTGACCCTGACAAGGGAAGAACAGATCAGTCTTCTGTATCAGCAGGTGGCGGAGATAAACCGGGGTATCAAAGACCGGGAAGAAGGCAAAAGATATGCCACCTCAAAGGAAGCGGATGTCCTTATCAAACTGTCTTCAGCCATTAAGAAAATGGAAACGGAGTCAGGGATAGCGGACATTATCGGTGTGGGTATGCGCTTCATCGAATTTTTGCGCCCGGTGAACCTGGAACTGGCGAAGGACGTCACCCGTATGTTCGACCTGTTTGTCAAATCAAGCATAAAGCAGTAGGCCATGAAGCAGGAAGAAAGAGACGCCATAAAAAACTGGGAGGAATACAAACAAAGTATTTACTGTTCCACTGAAGTAGACCCGACCATGTCGCCCGCCGACATAGAAAAGCACCGGCTTTATTTGGAAGCGCACCCGGTCGAATGGATAAAGTTCTTTTTCCCGAAGTACGCAAAGTATGAATTCGCCCCCTTTCATGTAAAGGCGATCAACCGTATTATCGGGAACCCGGAATGGTACGAGGTTTTATCATGGAGTCGTGAGCTGGCGAAAAGTACCGTCTGCATGTTTATTATTATGTTTCTGACACTCACCAAAAAGAAAAGGAACGTCGTACTGGCAAGTAATAGCGTAGACAATGCCGAACGCTTGCTGGCACCTTATAAGGCCAACCTGGAAGCAAATCAAAGAATAAAGGCGTACTACGGCGATCAGGTGAACCTGGGAAACTGGACGGCAAGGGAATTCATAACAAAGGACGGCGCCGCTTTCCGTGCGCTGGGTGCCGGTATGTCCCCCCGTGGATCACGTAACGAAGAAATCCGTCCGGACATTGAAGTCATGGACGACTTCGACACGGACGAAGCCTGCAACAACCCGGACACCATAGAAAAGAACTGGAACTGGTTTGAAAACGCATTATACCCGACCCGATCCATTTCCGAACCGACACTGATACTATGGTGCGGTAACATCATCGCAAAGGATTGTTGTATCACCCGTGCGGGCAAGATGGCCGACCACTGGGACGTTATCAATATCAGGGACGACAAAGGGAAGTCAACCTGGCCGCAAAAGAACACGGAAGAAATGATCGACCGTATTCTTTCAAAAATCAGCATAAAAGCCCAGCAGGGCGAATATTTCAATAATCCCGTATCTGAAGGGAAGGTCTTTAAAAACCGGACATTCGGGAAAATTCCTTCCCTGAAGAAGTTTCGGTTCCTGGTTGTGTATGGTGACCCCACACAGTCCGAACAGAAAGGGAAAGCGAAAAATAAGAAGGGTTCCCGGAAGGCCGTATGGCTGTGCGGTGAAATTGATGATGTACTGTACATAATAAAAGGGTTCATATTCAAGGGGTCAAACGCTGACTTTATAAACTTCTACTTTGTCCTGCATAAGTGGGTAGGTAACAGGTGCCCGGTATATCATTACATAGAAAATAACTCTATGCAAGACCCTTTCTTCCAGCAGGTATTCAAGCCCCACCTGGCGAAACACCGGATCACTACCGGCGTAAATCTTACGATCACCCCGGACGAAGAACGGAAGACCGACAAAGCTGTCCGCATCGAAGCTAACCTGGAACCTATGGACAGGGAAGGCCGCCTGATTATGAACATAGACGAAAAGGACGAACCGAACATGGCCGAATTAAACAACGAGTTACAATATTTCGACCTGGCTTTAAACTACCCGGCCGATGGCGTCGACTGTGTCGAAGGTGCAAAACGGGTGATCGAAAACAAGATGCAGGAACTTATACCGACAACGGTCATACCCGCAAAGGCTTTGCGGAAATTCAACAAGTACAGAAGATAGTTTCATTTTAATACAAAAATATATGGGAAGATTTATTTCAAAAGACGACTTCGACGCCACCGTCCACCGTGACATACTGGACGCCTTGACACGTCAGGACGATGCGGTGGTCGAAATTTGCGCCGACCGGGCTATCAGTGAAATGCGCTGTTACCTTGCCGGGCGTTATGACTGTGACGCTGTGTTCTCTGCCACCGGTACAGAACGGAACCAGCTTGTTTTAATGATGCTTACCGACATGGCGGTTTATCACCTGTTCAGTATTCACAACCCGCAAAAATTGTCACAGTTGCGAAAAGACCGTTACGACCGTGCGGTCGAATGGATGAAAGCTGTACGCCGGGGTGATTTATCTGTCGACGGGTTACCGCCGGCACAAAAGTCACCGGAAGAAGCGACCGCCAGTTCTCCTTATCAAATGCGAAGCAATCCTAAACGTATCAATCATTTTTAAGCAGCTATGGGAAATAAGAAAAAGAAATACAACAAAATAGCCGCTACCGGAAACGTAGGACGGCAGCCGGACACTGCCGGCGTAAAGACTATAATACTCACCCAGCCACGCAGGGGAAATATAGATATAGGCGACTATATGACAGCCTTAAAGGCGGCTGAAAACGTGGACTTCCCTTGCTGGTCGAAGCTATACGATATTTACGAAGACATTCTGACAGACGGGCATCTTTCGGCTGTAATACAGAAAAGGAAGTCGTCTATATTGAACATGCAGGTGGAATTCAAACGTAACGGCAAGGTAGACGAAGCCATCGAAGAACAGCTACGTTCCCCCTGGTTCCGAAACTTCCTTTCTGATCTGGCCGATACGATCCAGTGGGGAACCTCTACTTTCCAGTTCTTCAGGAACGGCGAATGGCTGGGTTATGACCTGATCCCACGTAAGCATGTCAATCCTGTAAAGCGGATCATATTACGCAGGCAGACGGATATAACCGGCGACAGCTTCGACGATTATGCCGATCTGGTAAATATCGGGAATCCCCGTGACCTGGGTATATTGGCAAAAGCAGCGCTGTATGTTATCTATAAACGTAATGCAACGGCCGACTGGGCGCAATTTATTGAACTGTACGGGCATCCTTTGAAAGAAGGTATTTATGATGGATGGGACGACGAAGCCCGCACAAAAATGACGGACGACCTGTATAATATGGGGGGATCGCCGGTAATACTTCACCCCAAAGGCACGGAGATCAAGATACACGACGCCGGCAGCAAGTCCGCCAGTAGCGACCTTTATAAGTCTTTCGTACAACATTGTAACGACGAACTTAGTAAGTTGGAACTGGGTAACACCCTGACTACTGAAGCCGGCGACACGGGTACACAGGCGTTAGGTACCGTCCATCAGAAAGTGGAAGACAAAATCGAACGGGCAGACCGGCAGATGATCCTGGACGTACTCAACTATGAACTGACGGACATATTCACCAATTTAGGGATGAATACGGCCGGGGGCGAATTTTCTTTCGTACTGCCGCAAAATATAGACCTGTCTGCACGTATTATCATTGATATGCAATTAAAAAATAGCGGACTGCCTATGTCAGACGACTACTTTTATAAAACTTACGTAGTTGATAAGCCCGATAATTACGAGGAACTGATAAAGGCCAAAGCCGCCCGGACACCTGACCCGAATATGAAGCCTGAAGAAAAGGAAGAAACCGAAGACAGTACGGAGAAAGAAGACAAAGAAGACGAAAAGGACGACAGTCCGGAAGGAAAGACAAACAAGAAAAAGGAGAACTTTTTCAAAAATCTATTCTCCAGTTTTTTTCAGGACGCCCCCAAAGGAGACAAGGGGGCGGCTTTAGAATTTTGATGAATGACCTTTACCGGGAAACTTATACAAATAAGACCGTAGAAAGCAGCTTCACCTTTGACGACGCCGCCCTGAAGAAAGCTCTGAAACGCATCTATGAAAAAGATGTAAACCCAATGAATGACATTGAAGAAAATCTGTTCAATGCGGTGTTTAAAACGATGTCTGACGCAGTAGACAAAGGTTTCGGGGTTCCTGAAAGTACAGACCCGGACACTGATTTTTACAAGGAGTTAAAAAGTGATGCGGCCGTATTTTCCGCCTTTAAGACGCATCGATGGCAGAATGATATTGCCCGGCAAATGCTTGACGAAAAAGGGAACTTGAAAAGTTTTGAACAGTTCAGGCAGGACGTTGCCAATCTGGTAGACCCGCAGCATAAGGACGCATGGCTTAGAACGGAATATGACACGGCCATACTACGAGCACGCCAGGCGGCAGAGTGGAAACAGTTTGAAAGGGAAAAGGATATACTGCCGAACCTTCGCTGGGTCGAAAGTACCAGCATTCATCCGGGGGCGGATCACCGCCGCTTTTGGGGGGTAATACGACCCATTGACGACCAGTTTTGGAACCGTCACCGTCCGGGTGATCGCTGGAACTGTAAATGTACCCTGTCTGCCACAGACGAACCGCCGACACCTGAAGCAAATCTTCCGGCAGGTGACAAGGAAGACAAGCCGGCGCCCGGACTGGGTAGTAATCCGGGGAAGACCGGACAGCTTTTCAGTAAGGATCATCCCTATGTGACCGGGGCGTATAAAGGGGCAAAAGAAGCGGTAGAAAAGTTCATCCTGGAAATGGAAAAGAAATTCGTGTCGCCCAAAATGCCGGAAGCGCTTCGGGCAGAAAACGAGTACCTAAAGGACAAAAAGATCGTGTTCAAAAAGAAGTTCTTCGACCTGATTGATGATACGCCGGGGCGGGACGTTCGTTTCCAAATAGACAAGAAAGGAAGTACGTCATACTATATGCCGGATGCGTCCCGTATCAGGGACGGCAGGAAAATAGTCGACGTACCGGAGCACATGCGCCGCATGGTGCATATTCTTGATAACGCCAGGAACAAGGCAAGTGACTGGCACCGGGAAAGTGTTGTCTACCATGAATTCGGGCACGCCATTGATGCGCAACGTAATTTATATACAAGTGAGAGACTGAAGGGATTAATGACAAGACAAAGGCTGTCCCTGAATAAGAAGCAAACATATTCTATGCGCATGGAAACGTATAACCCGGAAACAAACGGCTTCGATTTTGTCGTCCGGAAAGTTAGCATGTCACGTATTGAATATGCCGACAAACGGCTTGAAAACTTGCAAAGAAAACTTTTCCGTATGAACGAAAAGACATTTACCCGAAGGGGAATAACTAAGGACGATGTTATGGAACAAATTTGTTCAACCAGGGACACGATCAAGGCTTTAAATGTGAAGTACGGCTTCGGACATTCTACCGCATATTTCCAAACGCCCGGAATGTCGGAAAAAGAATTTATTGCACACTGCTTTGAAAATGCGTTTGCCGGGAACAAGGTTTTCAAAAAGTACCTGCCGGAATTATATACGGAAATGGTAAACTATATAAGGGAGATCAAGCAATGACAATTTCAAACGGACAATCAAGAACACCGGCGCCCTGGAGGGCGGCATCGTACCGTAACACGATACGTTTACCCTCACGCTCGCACTGTTCAAGCATGGGGAAAAGTTCTTCTTTAAGTTCCATGTATGCCGAAAGTACCGTATTACGGTATTCCTGGTCTTCGCCGACAAAGGCGTAATGATCGAACAGATCACGACCGGACATACGGGAAGTGTCAACTTGTTGCTGCATATCCATTGATTTTTCGCAAATATACAATATTTATTTTAAAACAAAGGCTTATGAACCGGGAAACATTAAAAAAGGACTGTACACCCCGAAATAATAATCGTTCAAACACTATTCAAATGTTATTCAAATGGATATAAAAGAGTTTACCAGGATAATGCAGTTAAAGAAACGGGAATTATCCGATTTGATGCGCCGGAAGATGCCGGTACACGCCGGGCGGTTGGCAAAGGATCACTACCAAGCCAACTTCAGAAAAGGCGGATATGTCAATAACGGGCTGCATAAATGGCCGAAGTCCCGCCGCCTTTCGTCCGGAGGGAAAGACGCTGCCAGCAACTACGGCACACTGTTAAGCAGCCGGAATATGCTTTTCGGCGCTATAAAGTACGTGCCTGGAGATGGTAAGGTAAAAGTAAGTAATGACCTGGTGTACGCTCCTGCCCATAACTGGGGCGGTACCCTTCACCCGACCGTTACGCCCAAAATGCGGAAGTTTGCCTGGGCAAAGTATTACCAGTCAGGAGGTGGGCAGAAAAATGCCACAGAGGGCACGAAAAGCGCCAAAAACGAAGACCCGGCGGAAGCATTGAAATGGAAGAAGCTGGCGCTGACTAAAAAAGAAAAGTTAGACGTTAAAGTCCCCCAGCGTCAGTTCCTGGGCGAAAGTTCGGAACTGTCCGAAAAGATTGCAAATAAGACTGAAGTCGAAATACGTAAAATACTAAATTCATAATGATATGGAAGAAATTTTTATAGCTATTCAGGAGCGCATCGCTCTGCAAATGCCGGAACTGTCCCTGGTGGATGAAGACTACGGCCAGTTAATAACCGATGAAGACACCTACCCGGTGACGTTCCCCTGTGTCCTGATCTCCACGATAGACACGGACTGGACGGACATAGGCGCCGGGGCACAAAAAGGGGATTGTAACATAACCGTCAAACTGGCGATTGATTGCTACGACGATACACACTACGGATCAGGGACAACCGATAAGATCAGGGAACGGTTACAGATGAATAACAGCCTTTATAAATTGCTTCAGGGTTTCCGTAAGACTAAGGAAATGGGATCACTGAAAAGAACGAAAAGTACCGATTATGCCATACCGGGCGGAAAGAAAGTATATGAAACGACTTTCCGGTTCAACTATCACGATAATAGTGCAGTGGCTATTCGCCAGTAAACAGGGACAACTGGGCGGGGGTGATCCGGGGCTTTTTGACTTTTGAAACCGGCTGTACTACGATGTCCGTTAGCTTCCGGCAGTTCTGCCGGATAATCGACATGATCCGTTCTTCGGATATGAAGAATTCTTCCTGGGAAAGTACCTTCAGGGCATCGTCAAAACGCAAACGCTGTATTTCCGTCCAGTAATAATACCGGCGGAGCAGCTTTTCGTTCCGTAAGCTAATAAGTTCTTTACTTCTTCCCTTTGGCATGGCGTAATTTTCTATACAAAAGTAGTATTTTAGCGTCGAATAAAGCAAGAAAAAAGCCTGTAATCTTCAATATTACAGGCTTTTATTAACTCTGTTAAGCTGATACTTGACTATTCCATCGTAATAGCGTCGAACCGGTCGTCTTTTCCGGGAACAAAGGGGCGTACCTTCGTGACAACCCGACTACTTACTTTCACCTTTCCGCTACCTTTGCAGAACCGACATTCACAGGACGGAAGGCTTCGGTCTGACCGGTTGAATACAAAGCCCAGCCCTGAACAGTTCCGGCAGATGGTAAGGTGGGGCGCAACGTCACGGATCACCGTTCGCACATTAGGATCAGTCATTTCTGCCTTTTTATCCAGGTAACGCTGTTTTATCTGGCTGTATGCAGTATATTTATAGCTTTGGGCGAAGTTCCGTTCCTGGGCTGTCCCTTTGTTCTCCATCTGATCCGCCACCCCCAGCAAAACTTCTTCCCCCCACCGTAACGAACTGTTAAGCTGTTCCGGTGTTTGGCAAGAGTCCAGCACCCGCAAAATGGGTGCCAGCTTCTCGTTGAATTGTTTTTCGATGCGTTCCATTACTTCATGGCCGCCAATGACAGCGGCAGTTTTTGTTCGTTGCCTTTTTCATCCTTCAGGGTGACTTCGATAAACTGGCAGGAAGGTTCCGCACGGTAGGCGGCTTTAATAATTGCAATGCCATCCAGGAACTTTTCGTCTTGTGTCTTGATAGCGAGTTTTTCCAATTCCAGCACCTTGCTGGCCTTCAGGTTACCCTTACGGTCTTTTGAGATTAATCCCATGACAGTTTCGACCAGGGCGGCGGAATTATCGTCTTTCGCCAACGTTCCCAGGAATTCCTTTACTTTCGCAATACCGGCGTTAACGGTGTCGTCCCAGCCTTCATTTACACGGTTCCCCAAAGTGATAGACATAAGGCCGTCCTGGGTCGTGAACGTGTTACTACGACGGTCTGCTTTCGTTTTAAACAGGTCGTCCTTCATGTCGATAAGAAGTTCGGCGTCCCCGAACACTTCTTGTTTAATCAACATCATTTGACTGCTAAGGTTCTGCAACTTCTTCACGTTGGAAGCGACAAACTTGTCAGAAAGAACTTTGTAAGTCTCACGGTCTTCCTGTTGTTTCTGCTTTTTGGCCTTGTCTTCAGCTTCAATCCTGGCACGAAGTTCGGCCTTTTCTTTTTCTGTCAATTTCTCGTAATCCATAATCTTTGTTTTTTAAAAGTTTATTAATCTTGTATCACTGTGTCCAGCGTTAAAAGCTGGTTCAATTCCCGGTCACGGGCGGCCTTCGTGGGGAAAGGCTTATTCAGGGTTCGCCACTCTGACGATTTACCGTCTTTAATCTTTATTCGTGGGCTGGGCTGATCGTCCGGACGGACAAGTACAAAGCCAGCCTTAAACAGTTTTTTTTGATCTCTTAAATTCATATCTTTTCTTTATTTGTTGATCTTTTGCCATTTAATAACTCTTTTATTCGTTTGACAGAATTCGTCATCTTCTCTTAAATACCATTCACCATTGATTTGGCTATATGCGCCAATAGCATAGTGACATGTATCGAATTCCATTTCTACCAAAACTATTTCCCGATGTTCTGGTAGGTCATTAGGATTAATTTTTAAATCATGCCAATCATTCTCTGCCTTTCTCCAATCAGCACCAGCTATAAAAGATGCTACGGAAATAGGTCTGAATTCTTTCTGAAAATGTTCATCAGAATACTTGTATGCTGCTTTAGTGTTATCTTTATCCATTTTTTATTTGAATTGTGCCTTTATGGCTTCCATGATAATAGAGTCAGTTGTAAACGTATGTTCACGAAGGCGGTCTATACGTGAACCTTGCAGGGAGTCCTTAAACTGAAGGAATTTCACGTCAGACTGTAACATGATTATCTTTGTTTCCTGCCTGGCATAACCCAGGAACAGGCACACACATACGGCGACAACGGCCGCCACTTTCAAAGCTGTTTTCATAATGCTTTCTATTTTAATTTATTTTTGATATAGTTTACACCCTGTTTTAGACTTCACCTTCAGTAAAAAATCAGCGGTTTCGTTACTATCAACAACCAGTTTTATAGCTGTCAGCCCTTCCGTTTTTGCACCCATTACAAGGAAAGTACAAGGCTTTTCGTAATATATCCACCAATATAAAAACTCTGCTAATAGCGAGTCTTCAATACCGACAATGTAGTTTATAGGGTCTTTCTTCATGCCCGGATTACTTCTTTTTCTTAAAAACTTTGCTTGCGTCCACGTTGATCGGTTTCGTAGTTAGTAGCTGATAGTATTTATCACCTTCAATTTCTACCGGTTCCTTCGCTACTAAGAAGCTGGCACTTTTTTCTATCTTCAGGCTGTTAAGCAAAAGACCGGCTACAAAGGAATTACGGATCAGTAGCATTTTCTCTTTACCGGTAACAATGAAGCCCCCTTCATTATTTGTTTTACAGATATACCACCCCTTTTTATCTTCCTGGTCATTGGCAACTATTATATGATCGCCGGCCTTCAGTTCTAAACACTTCGCCATTTCGCCGGAAAAAGTAAATACGCCGGTTTGACGGTTCACACGACAAAGGCGTTCACCGCTACGGGTGGCCTTTGAATTCTCAATGTTGTAAATAATAAGTTTCATGTTCTTAAAATGTTAATTATGAAATTGATAAATATTGTTTTCTGATAAGAAAGACGCCCTCATGCAAAACGGCCGTTTTTAAGGCTGTTACACGCCGATACAAAGTGCTGACAGGTATTCCTGTGTAAAGTGACAGTTCGCCGTAAGAGCAAGCCGGGAACACCGTTTTAAGGCAGAATATTCTGTATTCTTGTGGAGTAGTCTTTCTTCTGACATATTTCAGTATATCGGTTGCAAGCTGTTCGACCTCATTTTGCATATCCGTTTCCTGATCTGGTTCGTCGTCCAAACTCTGGAAGAAGTAGTCTTCAGGGTGATAAAAACGGTTTTCAAGCAGAGAGTGCTTTAACCGGTTGCAGCGGTAAGACTCCAGAAAGTAAGCGGTATAATCCACCATTTCTTCCCCACTAAACAGCAAGCACTGACGGACACGAAGATAAGTATCATGAAAAACGTCTTCATCAAGCTGGCGAAATGTTGAAAGCTGGCGGCGTAGCCTGTAATATTCAGACTCAAACCAACGATCAAAACGTCTTACTGCTATATTGTCAATACCTGGTTTCATTCTGTACTTTCTTATTTTATTATTCCTCCCCAACCCTTCCGGTGTATTGGTTCCCTTTAAATTTCATTCCTTTGGTGAAGCCACCCGGATAACCCAGTTCTTTGCTTCGTGCATTGGCAAGTAATAAATGTTCTTTGCTTATGGAAGAAACAAAATCTTTGTCTTTCTCCAGGCCAAGTTCACGGGCTTTCCGGGTGACACTACGTTCAGATACTCCAAGCATTTCGGCCAGTTCCCGGTTAATAGTGTTGTGGTAATAACGGCGCATAATAGACAGCATATTTCCGTTCCAAAAGATGCGGGTAGAATATCCCTTATGTTCTACAACCCTGTCTAATGACCGGTGCATGAAGGTACCGTCGGGCACCTTCCGATGTTTCAGGTATTGTTCACGCTTGTAATCCAAAACACATTCGTGACACCATGAATTCCGGGTACCGTTTTTCAGTGGGTAGAATTCACGCATCCACAGTTTGCGGCCGCAATGCGGGCAGACTTTTTTCCTTTGTTTCTTCGTTTCGCTCATAATAATTAGTTCAAGGAATGAATAGATAAATTCAGTAACAAGGCCAGGGCTTCCTGATCTGCCACCGGCACAGGTTCCGGCTGTTGTTGTTTCCTGATCGGTTCCGGCTTTTCTTTTGCTTTGCGTGCGATGGCCTTCAGCTTTGGAACCAGCGCTTCCAGTTCCGGGATCGTGAGTTTACGAAATACCTTTCCGGCGATACGTGCGTCCAAACAGTAAGCGTCTACACGATCCCAGTCTGTCGTGTCAATCCCGATCACCTGAAGCCAGTGCAGGACTTTAGACCGATACCCTTTAATACGGGCTTTAAATTCAGCGGCGCCGACATTGCCGTCCAGAGTTTCCTGTAATGAAGCGCACATGGCATCATATTCGCTTTGTTTTATCTCCTTTAATGAAGAAGTACGGTTCCCTGTATAGGTAAGCACTAACTGTTCCTTTAAATCGTCCTGATTGCCTGGCATACGTTTTAACAGCGCATAGAACCGGGCGAAATTGGTTACTTTTCCCATATTCTTACATGTTATTTTTTTGTTCTTTACTGTGATCTGGTGCCCAGTGGATCGTGACTTCAGCTTTCAGAAGACCGGTTCCTTTGCATACAGGGCACGGGTTATCTTCGTATTCGTCATGCCCGAACTGTATCGGTGTAAAATACCCCCTACCATTGCAGTAGCTGCAATTGTGTCCGGAACTGGTATAACTTTCGTCATGTATATTGCCCCACCGATCACCGGGTTCAATCGTTATAATTTCACTCCTTTTACTCATGCCTTAATCCAGTTTAGGGCTTTCACTGTCTCGCAATTCGCCCAGGTTATACATGTTCTCTACGCCGCTGGGTTCTGACTCATAAACAGCGTCGAATGTGTCCTGACAAAGTATTCTTTGTTCCCGGTTTTTGGAACCGGCGTAATCTTTCATAGCGTCCAGGACACGCTTTAATGTCGCCGGGTCGAACTTCTTTCCCAGTTCTTCATTTTTTTTCAGGCTGAACGCCTTCCGTAGTGCTGATAATGCTTCCATAATTCAATGATATTTAATTGTTAAAACTATTCTCCACGATATTTTCTACTTCCTTCGTCCCAAACCGTATAATGTCCGACTGATCCGAAAAAACGGCCTTTTGAAAATGCCCGGTACCCTTCGACCCATATTTTCAGGCTGGCGTCATACATTACGCTTTTTGCGCTTCGTCCGGAAGGGTTCTTTCCGTCGGCATGGGAAATAAAGATCAGCAGTTTATTCGGGTGCTTTTCCTTAAACTTCAGGTATGCCTTATAGGTCATTTGCGTATATTGGAAACTGTCTATGATGACAAAATCCGCACTCTTGCGCTGTTCCAGCCTTTCGCTTAGGTCTTCTATCGACTCGCCCCTAATTACTTTCAGTCGCCTGTTGGCTTCCATCATGCCTTCCCGGCGAAGGGTGTTCTGTAATGTCAGGCTGGTACCTTCTTCAAGGCTGACATAAAGGACTAAACCAAATTTGCAAAGTTCACGACATAGCTGCATAACGAACGTACTTTTACCGTTACCGGAATTTCCCCAAATGAACCAAACACCGTAAAATTCAGGAGTTCCGAAAGCGTCAGCCCATGCGCCGGTCAGTTTCAGGAGCTTCTTTTTCATCTTCAGTATCTCCGATACCGACAACGCCCGTTGTAGCTTCTTAGGCTTTATTTCCTGACTTGTTTCCGTTTGTTCCATTACTTTGTATATTTACCGTTCAAAGGCTGTTTAAACAGCCTTAAAACGGTGTTTTATCACTATGCCGCCCGGCGTTTCTTCTCAATCTTTATTTTTTTAGTCACACGGCGCATGTCATTTTCATAGCTGGCGGCGTCCTGAATGATATTATCCAGTGCCTTGTCTTCTTTAATGCCGTTCGCTATACATACAGCATACACGTCATTCGCTGTATTTGGGGACACTTCGTAAAACTTGCGACCTATGCGACTGTTTATTTCCTGATAGCCTTTTTTATTATGCTTCAGACCGCTTTCCATGCGCTTTTCAATGTAAGAAGTTGAAAGGAAAATAATACCCGCTTTGTCTTTCAGTTGGTTGTAAATGGTAATGAAGTAGTGGAATACCAGGTCGTTCAGTTTGTCGCCTTCGTCGAAAATTAGAAGGGGACTATCCATCTGATTAACACGTGCGATAACAGCCTTCAGAGTTTCCCGGACGTTATGACCGCTTGCATTGACACCGATTACAGCGGCCAGTTCACGGACGAAGTCGCCCTTCTTCATGTCTTCACTACATGGAAGGGTAAATACTTCCGGATGGTTGCTTTGATAAACGCTGGCGGCCGTAGTTTTACCACAACCTGAAGCGCCGACTACCCAGGTGACGTCTTGCCATTCCTGGGCGTCCTTCATGGCTGAAATGATTTCATGTAAGGCGGTAGTCTCAACGATCTGCAAGCCGGCCGCCTGGTGGGGTGTACTGACCTGGGAATATACATTCCGGAACATGTCGTCTGAAATGTTGTCATACTTATTATTCAAAATTGAAGAAACTGTTCCAGCGCTGACGCCGTGAAGGCTTGCAGTAGCTTTATTTCTTGACGGGTATCTGTCACAATACGTTTTCAGCATGTCCCGGATTTCGTTTTTCTCGTTAATTGATAATGTTGCCATAATCGTAAGTATTTAATTTATTAATATTTATCAAGCAAAGCGACGTCGTTAAAAGTGAGGTTACTAACCTGTTTCCCAAGTAGGCCGACGTCTATTATTTCCGCCTGTTTGGCTTTCGTTTTCTTAACTGACGTTTCCATCAGGGCTTCAGTAGAAACAAGGCTGATACCTCGCATTTTCGGACGGTTCAGACCGAACTGTTCCGGTGCCACACCGTGAGCCATTTCCAGTTCTGCCGCTTCCAGTTGCAAATCGACACGTTCCTGTTTGTTCGCAATATCCATTTGCCGGATAAATGCCATTTCGCCGGGCTTCTGTTCCTGTAAGTTGCGGTGTATTTTTACATAAGGTTCAGCAGTGGCGACATACCGCATTCCGTTAGTTTCCTTTGTATAAAGCCGTACCTGTGTCATATCCAACGGATCATACATGACATAGAACTGGCGGAAAGTATGCTTCTTGCGGAATTCCAGGTCAGGCATTTTGTCAGTGCCCAGGACTTCGTAAGTATATTTTTTCTTGTTGATTTCGATAGTGATACCGGAAGCGGTGAAAGTAGACGGTTTCGGTGTAGTAAGCCAAAACATTTCTATCATATCCAACTGATCGACGGCAGTAGTTTCGGGGTTTACCGAATTTTGGTACATTTCAAAACGTGCTACACCTGTGGCCGGGTGTTTGGTGCTGTTCCATGCTTCCCTGGCCTTTGCGTATGCGATCTTCAGTTCTTCTAATGTGTAAAGATTTTCTTTGTTGGCTTCGATAAACTCCATATTCGGCCGGCTGGTTGCCTTTTTAGTGGTGATATTCTGACCGGTGAAGCGCCAATCTTGATGCAATATTTCAGCCTGGAAACGGCCGAAAGCGCTTTCAATGGTCTTACTTTGTCCTGAATAGGGCGCTGTAAAGCGGAAGACATGACAAATTCGTTCAAAAAATTGTGTAGCTTCCAGTTTCTTGTGTCCGCCCTGATTATCGGTTACTATTTCATAAGGGCGACAACCGGCTGTTTGAATAGCCATACGGAAAGAATTATATTGTGCTTCGTAATTCTCACTATCGCTTATATAATAGCCCAGGAAGGTTTCGCTAAATGCGTCCATAACTTCGTATGCCTGTGTCGTGCGTACCTGTAACTTCCCGTTTTCGTCATAATCTTTGTAAAACAGGTTCAGTTTTGTACCATCGGCGTACCAAAGTGAGTCACGGAAAGAAGGAAGCGCAGTCTTATGCTTCCGGGTGTACTTTTGATGTGCAGCCAGTTCGCCATGTACGGCGTCATACCAGCGGCGCTTTACTTCCGGACGTTCCAGGAAGGAAACGAGCGAACTAATGCTTTTAAGCGGTTTCCAGCCCTTTTCTTTTGCTATCTCGTTATACTTCGCAAACAGTTGTGAATTCGTGTACACGGGCACCTTACTACGTTTCAAAGCGATAATCTGATCGCCAGCTTCGTCTGTGATCTTCAGGGTGTTTTCGTTTCCATCTTTACCGGAGATCAAAGCGACATAACTGTCACGTTTGTAGGCGTTCATCTTATCACGAAACCCCCGTAATGTATTCGGCAAGGTATGATTGTAGTCTTTGCGGTAAGACTCTGACAAATCCAGTGCCTTATGCCATAAATCCTTTGGAACACCACCGCCCAGCGCTTGAACCTTCGCCATACGTTCATTCAAAGCCGTAAGTACCAGCCCCAGCACTGAAGCATTAATGGTATATTCTTCGACCCTTGTATCTACCAACGTTTTGCCGTTGGGCAGTACATGGGACATGTAAAAATCACGGGCGTCTTTATCTATTTTAAGTACCTTCTTTTCCATTCTTTGCTGTTCTAATATTTGTTCGGGGTTCCCGTGTATTTCTTCAAAACGGGCACGGAAACGATCAGGAAGCGAGGAATACATTATCAAGGCATACACACCAAAGCCGCCAGCCTTGCGAGCAATAAACAGGCGTTTACGTGCGCATAACTGTTTGTAATTGGATGCGGTCATAACTCGCTGGCCGTCGTATTCCTGGGTCAGTTCATCGACTGTTACGCATATCATTTTATTATAGTATTCCATCACGATAAAATTTACTTGATTACTGAACCAGTGATAATTCGTTTGCCAAATTTTGGGCGGCCGCCTGAATGTCGGACAGTTCGTCCAGTTTCGGATTGTCAAACATTGCCTTTTGTTCCCCATCGACAAACAGCGACAGTTCACCGCTGGAAAGATTGCCGACCAGTTTAACCCGGACACCGAAATTTTGTACCATAGTCTTTTCTGACGTATTGAAGACTGTATCACATTGAGGAATAAAGCCTGGTACCCTTTTAGGATCAGGGTACAGAACACCGCCACGTTCGTAAGCGGCCGCCCGAAGCATCCGGGCAAAGTTGCTGTCTGTTTTAAAGTTCAGAGCAGCCCATAAGGTTTCTTTTGTCGTCTTGAAACTCTTGATAATTTCTTTTTTATCTTCCACCGGAAGAAAAATCTGTTTTTCTTTACTCATAATCTGTATATGTTTTTTAAGTTACTTCGCTTTCATCCATTGCAATACAGAGACTTTTCTGTATATTTGGGCGCTCTTAACTCGGTTAAGACGTTGCAAATATAGTATGATAATCTCATACTATCAAGTAAAAGACGGAATATTTCATACCAAAAATACAAAATGTCGGAGAATATCAGATTTTTTGAGATAGTAGAGGCTTTAAAAAAACAAAAGTTACTCGCTGACTATGTTCAACTCGCAAGTATATTAAATACTAATAAAGCGGGTGTTAGTGATATAAAACAAGGAAGGAAAAAACTTTCTATTGAGATCATTAAGAGTATGAAAATATCATACCCTCAAATTAATATTGAATATATTATAATGGGGGAAGGTGATATGTTTATAAACTCGGAGATCAAAACCATATCGGAAAGATTGCCAAATGACAGCCCAGTAATAGATAAGTTATTCGATACCATAGAAAAGAAAGATTTGAAAATAGAAGAACTTCTGAAAGAAAATACCCGGTTGGAAGAACGGCTTCGTTTACTTGAACCGGATAAATCAGATTTCATAAAAATTGCAGAGGATGCTTCTACTGGAAGCAATTTATTACACGACAGCCACCGTGCGACCTCTGCCGGTGCCCCTTTAAAGGAATAATGAACACAAATTAAACAAGCAAGTACCTACGCCTTTACTCCACCGATAAGCGTTCTTCAAAGAATAAAGGTTCACACACACTTTTTTAGTGCTCCTTTACTCTTTTACAAACAATAAAGTATTAATAATAAGTTATTTACAAGCAATAAACACATTAAAAGAAGTCTTATTTTATGGTATTTTGTCCCTTCTTAGAGGTGTATTTTTACCATATTTATAAATGAAAAACAGGTATTTAGGGTATTATTATAACCCTTTTCACCACCTGAAAGCTATTTTTATACTGTTAAAAGTGTAACCCCAAACGTAACCCCAAACCCATGTTTTCGTTTTGAGTTTCTCAAAAAGTGTAACCCCAAAGTGTAACCCCAAATGTAACCCCACTCATTTTTTAAGGTTTCAAACACCGTTTTAACAGGTATAAAACGAAGTCTTCCACCTTCCCCAATCAGCCTAACAAATAGGGGTGCTTTTAAGGCTTTATTGTAGTCCGCCGATAAGAAGGTTCGGGATATAATAAAAGCCGCCGTATCGCCTTCCAAATGGCTACACAGCGGCTTAAACCTTGTATTATTATAGTGCCGTTCATTTACGGCTTCATTCTTTGTGTATTCTGTCGATGGCGTAATAAGAACCTTCTATTTAAAGCGCCCAATGTAAACTGATCCGTTCAAACAGGGCGTTCAAAGAGGTATAAACGTAAAGCCAACGTAAACCAATGTAAACCGTTTCGTTTTGGCTGTCATTCATTTTAAATCGACCTCACTGTTTTGTTTATCAGCTATTTATGTAGTTCTTATCTATGGTATAAGTTTACAGTTTCGTTTTATCCCCCTTACTTAGAGCTAAATGTTCAAAACTATTATATGGTGGCTTGGATAATGGTAATGCTATCAGCTTGCTAAAATAACCGGCGGATTCCTGAGTAAATGTTCCTTTTCCAACTTGAAAACCAATTGAGTAATACTTATCTCCATAATATTTCTTTAAACGATTCCCTGCTGGGATTTCTTTATACGGAAAACTATCAAAACGTTCCAAGTTAGAAAGATGGGCACTATGAGCGTGAATGATTAGCTTCTCATCTTTTTTTAAGAAATGATCAGCAAGTTGTTTGGTATAAGTAAACATATAGAAATCCCTATAATCAGGAGGAGGCAATTGGGAGCCAATACCCAAATTGATACAAGTTTCTATGTATTGGGTAAAAAGCGAAAAATTCTCTTCTCCCAACTTCGTTTTTAAATAAACATCCTCATGAGCATATTGCAATATATCTTTAAATTCTTTATCATATAGTTTTAATAAATAGTATCGTCCTTTTTCTTTATCCAATAGATTTAATAGGTAGTCATAAAAATATGGACTTATGATGTCTTTATAATCCATACCAGATAGGTGTACTTTACGAAGAGATGTCTTGTTATACTCCTTTAACCAATCCACAAAGCCCATAAGCTCGCTATTGTTTGTAAAAAACATCTGCATGATTTCTTTTATTTGTTTTTCAATGTCGGGTGATGATATAATTCCTTGTATATATGCATCGACCAGTAGTAAGGCATCAACGGGAGCCTCTAACAGAACAAACCTGCAATCTCCATTTTGAATGAGATTCTTTGAAAATTGAATAACCGCAGTTTTTAATTCTTGCGAACCATGAGTACATTCTCCTAATCCTATGATTTTTTTATCTTTCAATTCATTTATTCGCGTAAGCAGAGTACTATCATTGTCATGAGATAATTTTATAATCTTATTTTTGATAAGTCTTTTGTGAATGTTTGTGTTAATGACAGTTTGATCTTCAATAGATTGTTTCCCCAGATCTTTTCCATCAATATTGATTTGCAGGTCACTTAAACATATTTGTTGATCCGGATTACTATTTCCAAAATAAAAGATATTAATTCGTAATGCTTGGGCTTTATATTTCCCGTCCGTCAATTTTAATGATAGTACATTATCCGTCCATTCCGGATGTTCCAGCTTTTTGTCTTCAGATGCTACTGCCACTTCATTACTGTTGAGAGCTGTAACTGTAAGCCATGCATTAGTTATCTCTCTTGTTTTACTTTTTATAGATACTTGGCAGCTATCTCCATTTATCTGTTCTGGTATCATGATAGTGCAAGATGTAATAAATATCATATTCTTATTTTTTGATGGAGGTGGAGTATATGATATTTTATAAACTATATTATCATCTTTCTTTATTTGCATTGATTCAATATAAGTAAAGCATCCGGTTTGGTTCTTTATCCAAGACCACTTTTGTTCTTCTCCTCCCTTAAAATTGAAATTATATTCTTCTGCGATAGTTTGAGCAATAGATGATGCGGGAAAGATAAATATAAATAATAGTACAGGAAATATAAGGCAAAATCTCTCTTTTTGTTTCTGTATCCCGCTAATACCTATTCGTACTAATTTCTGTTTCATATGCATTAAATTTAAGTTGTGTGATTCTACAAATATAGAAATAAAAACGCATTGTTGCATAGACAATCAATGATTTAATATTGCTTGTTGACTCAATATCAATATTCAAGGTATTTGCCAGTGAACCATTCGGCAATTATACCATTATAACCTGCTGGTACGTCTTGATACTGTCCTTAAAAAGATTCAACATGTCGGTTAGAGACATAATCTCATATTTGTCGTCTGCATTATTTTGAGCATAGATCAAACCAGGCAATAAATATATGAAAAGTGATATAATTCTATTTTTCATAATTGACCAACTATACGTACGGTATCTGATTCATTTCGCTTTGGCAAAATAAATATATTATCTGTCTCTGGGACAGGATCTATTACTTCGATATAATCTTTCGGATTTCTATACCAAAACACCTTTTGTAATGATTTGATATAGTGGTTGAGTTTCTTAGCTCCTTCGTCAGTGTATAAGCAATAAAGAGGGATACAACCACGATATCGTTTTTGAATTAATATGACCAAGCAATGAGTATATTTATTTTCATATTTTTCCCACATTTTTAAAGGGTATGTGATAACAGTATCTGCATTGAAGGATTCACGGGCATATTTGGAAGACTTATAAGTTATAGGTAATTCAGATAAAAAAGCGACTCGTTTTCCCGTATTTTTAAGGAAGTCCGCTTTAATATGGGTTAAATGATAAGTATTCATCTCAACTTTCATTTCTGGAAGCAAATCAAAATCTGCATAGACTGAATCATTGCGTCTGCAAAATATACTGGGAATAGCAGTGAGTATAATAAAATTACTATCTTTGGATAGAAAGGATTTGCGATAGTAGCTTGGTAATCTCTTAGATTCTTTTGCAAGAAAGCATCCTAAATAAACTTTGTTTTTTCCTAAAGAATCGATATAGGATATAAAATCTTTAGGCTGATTATACTGTACTTGATTTCTATCTAGTGCATAACCTTCTGGGATAAAAACATTTTGAAGACTTTTATCTTTTTGAGGATAAGCATTCGATGCTATCAAAAGTAATAATGATGATAAGATTATTGTTTGTAGTATTCTCAT